GTCCTCTGGCAGAAACATACATATGACCATGCGCCATCTCATCTGCGGCATTGTCATTTAATGGCATAAACAATATGACGCTACTAGGGCCTATTCTTCTATCTGTCATAGTTGTGCTTGTTGCGCCTTGATTAAGACTAATTTCGCCTGTGTTATTGGTCTTGCCATCCATGATGCCACGGACAACCTCTGCCACGGCTCGTTGGTCACCACCAAAAGCAGGTAGGCTTCTAAACATCAACGAACTCCCTGTGGCGTAATGTCCACATCCACAGCTACAGCAGTCTTCCAAGCAGCACCAGTCGGTGTCAGCTTCAACCTGTGATACCTACCTGCACTACGCAAAGAAACCCTGTTCTCTGAGTCGGCAGCAGTAGATGTTCCATAAGTTACAGACTGGTTTAGCAATGTTCGTGAAGCAATAGACAATGAACCAGAGCCATTGTCAACAATAGGTCTGCCCAAAGTAACCACGGAATTAGCACCAATATCAATGTCCGCTGTGGCAATGCTTCCTGTCAAACTAGCCCCTGTATAAGAGTAAACCCTAGTTCCGTAAGTTCCACCTAAGAAATATTTACCACCGATATATAGCAACGAATCAAGACTTGTTGTCATTGCATCAATAGAAGCAGATACAGAATCTAGTTCCTCAAGCGTCAAAGCACCAGATGATGCCTCACCAAGATAGTCTGTTCCTGCATCGCCATAAGTCCACTTCTTAGTTTGGAAGTTATAAATCATCAACTTACGATTAGCGTCAACAGATTTATAGTTCCAAATGACTAACTTACGAACAGGGTCAATAGCAGCAGACATTGTTGAATAGTCTGTTTCACTAGCGTCACTCAAAAAGAACCTATCAACCTTTTCAGCACCGATTGGTATGACATTCTGTCCATCACACATATAGAAACCATCGTCTGACAAGAAGAATGTAATGCCTTGGTACTGGGCAATAGAGCCAGAAACCATACATCCTTTGTTGCGAGAGATGTTGTCAAATTGGAATATGAATGGCGTACCTACATAGGTCATTCGGTGAATAGAACGCTCAAGCAGAACTAAACCAAACTCACCACCACGGATGCCCATAATCTGACCACCATCAGGAATATCCTGATAATCAGATTGTGTGTTTACATCCTCTGTCCAGTCTGTTTCATCATTGATGGCAGACCAGCGAACTCGATATTGTTGTTGTGCGCCACTCTCGTAAGTATTAGCAACAACCACAAAGTCACGAACTACTGTGATGTACTTAGCAATAGGTGCAGAAGCATCTACTTCAGCAAAAGTGCTAGAGCTACCAAGTACCCATGACTTTAGCTTTTCAGCGTTGTTACACATGATGACGCTCTTGCCAAACTGAGTAAACCTTACTCTGTCGTTTGAGCCAGTAGTCAAGCCTGTGTTTACCTGAGTAAGAGTGCCAGTACCACCAACTGTGTAAATCTTAGATGCACCAGCAGCAAACAATACTGTGTTGCCATCAGGTGCTTTAGCCGCATACAAAGAAGTTAAGTTCTCTGCTGCTGCGCTTGATAAAGATACAGGCGTAGGGAATGGGCCGTACCCAATGGCTTGAGACACCACGTTTTTGGCATCCGTCAATGCGCCAGAAATACCTGATTGGTCAGGCATCCATTCGCCAAATGTTACCCTTGTCGTAGCCATGTGTTACTTCCTTCAGACTGAGTAGTCCATGTATTGTCATTAGCAGATACTGGAGTCCATGTATTTGAGTCACCAGAAATAGGTGTCCAAGTATTTGAATCAGCACTAACTGGTGTCCAAGTATTTGTGTCTTCTGCTATTGGAGTCCAGTTATCGCCAAGAATGACACCTTTAGCCGTGATAGTTGCTGTTGCATTGACTTGTGCCACACCTGCATAAATAGCAGATGCACTAGCCACAACATCAGCATTAGCGTCAACACTAGCAGCACCTTCAGCAATTAAGCCACCATTAGCGGTAAATGTTGCATTACCAGTAATAGATGCAACACCTAGCTGGATTCTTTGTCCACTAGCCGTTACATCAGCATTTGCTGTTACGCTTGCACTAGCACCAATAACAACTTGACCAGATGCAGTTACATCAGCATTTCCTGTAATGCTTGCACTTGCAAAGTTAACCTTCGTACCAACAGCAGTTACATCAGCGTTAGCCGTGATACTAGCAACACCTTCTGCTATTCTTTGTGCATCAGCAGTAACGCTTGCAGTAGCCTGTATGTCAGCACTACCAAACTGTACTCTCTGAGCAGAAGCACTTACATCTGCATTTGCTGTTACTGAAGCAGAAGCATAGTAAGCAATTGACGCATCGGCAGTTACTGTCGCAGTAGCTATTACCGAAGCTACACCACCAAATATCTTTTCAGCACTAGCAGTAACAGTAGCGGTAGCCGTTACATCTGCAACACCATCCCATAGAGTTGCTGTGTTCCAAACAGTTGAGTCAAGACTTAAAGGTAACGCATCTAAGTTATTAAATGCGTCTAGCCCATCTATTGACCACGGCCCTGTAACATTCTTCTGAGTGGTTGAATTCCACTCTGATGAGTCCAAACTGTACGCAAGGCTATCCAATGACCCAAATTGGTCAAGTTGCTCAAGCGTCAGATTGACTGTAGCCATGTTAGGCGAATGTTACCGACAAAGAGCCTGTGGCAATACGGAACACATCACCAGTTGCAATCGTCTTAGAGGCATCCAATGCTGTGTGAAACAACAAGTTACCTGCTGTTGACGCATCACGAATACCAATGTAGGCTACTGTTCCCCATGAACTGCCAGCTTGAGGAAACTCAACAGCAGCAGAGTTGGTAGAAGCACCATTGCTAGGTGAGCCAAAAGTCACAGACTGACGAGCATAGTTAGTTCCAGAAACTTCTGTTCCTGTATCTGCATCAGTTGGGTCAGATGTGTACAAAGCCACATACACAGTAGTTGGTGCTGTGTAAGTAGTTGCTCGTAATGTGCCGTTAATTAGCGCATTTTCTAGGTAGTTTGACATTTCAGCCATAGTTTCACCTTGGAGTTAATTTCATTGCCAGAGGAACACCAGAGTATTGACCTTCTTCGTCAGACTTGGTGAGTGAGGAGATTGCTCTGTCGTACATAGTTCCCCATGTGTTAATACGAGCATCATTCATAAGGTAAGGCTCTGCTTCAATCAAAGAAGCATAGAGCAAAGCATCTGGTGCTTTTGTCAAGAATACATTAGATGTATTACTGCTAGACAAATAAGGAGGCGCAGCAAAGTACAAGAGTTTTACTGTGTAAACACCATCAGGTGCAGGTGACACTTGGAACTCACTAGCAAGGATTGTGTAAGACATGGGAACACCAACTTCTGATGCTCTTGGGTCATTAGACAATGCTGATGGGCTAGAGTAGCTAAGTGGTTGAATAGGATTTGTCATCACAACAAAATCACGCACCTGCAAAAAGTCGCTAGGCAATTCAACAGTATTGTCACCACTTACAGTTGCTGTTGTGACAGACTTGAGCATCTGACGAATACGCAGTTCTCTACGCAGTCGATTCTCAGCAAATGTAATGAAATCTGGAATCTGGCTTGTCAAGTCAGACCGAGCCAAATAGTTGGCTATTGAAGTCTGTAAATCAGAGTAAGTTGCGAAACTCATACCACTCCTGTCCTAGTGCGCCATGCACGATTCATTGGGTCATTTAGAAAAGCAGCAAAACGCTTCTCATCAAGCACAGCATAACCACGCATGATGCCTTGTTTGTTAAGGTCATCAATAACAGTCAATGGAATAGACGCAACCTTATTACCGAACAAATTGTCAGACCATCTTGCTCGTTCATCAAAGGAGTTATATTCCTTTTTATTCTGCTCAACAATGGCAGAAACGTCTTGACGAGTTTGAATGATGATGCCACCTTCACCATCGGCATGAACAGCAGTTTCTCTAATCTTTTCCATACACTAATTCTATCAGTTTGGGTAGAAAAGAAAATGCCCCAGAGGGTTAAGTCTGAGGCATTTTTCGGGGTTACCTTAGATTAAGGTGTCAAGTCAGCAATGATGCCGTGAGCAGCTTGGTTTTTAACTTCCAAGGTGTACTCGCACAGCAACTGTGTAGACTCATTGTCGCCAGTCACAGCCAACTCATTGGTCTGGAAAGGACGCAAGTAAGCAACAGCAGCCATGTCGGGGTCAAGGATAAACGCTGTCTCATCGCATGAGTTGGTAGAAGTCATGAAACGGTTGGGAACCACAGAAATCGTCCCGAAGTCGCTCATGTATACGTCTGCCGCCGCGACGATAGTGGTAGGGCTGTTAGATGGGGCCATGAAACGCTGAGCAGCGATACCAGCAAAAGCTGAAACCAATTGCTTGTGTGCAGGGTTGACCATCAACACTTTAGGATTGCCACCAGAAGCATACACTTCTTTGATAACAGTCTTCAAGATTGTCTCTGTGAAAGTGCGGTTAGTACCATTGGTACGAGCAGTAGTACCCAAATCACCAGCAACACCATCAGTACCGCCATCATAGTTGCTGTTCAACCATGCTTGCAGACCGCCCAATTTACGAGCAGTAGTGGAGTCACCATTGGAGGCAACTTGGTTGCTCAACAATGTGGTTTCCATGTCACGCTTGATTTCAGCAGAGGCTTTAGCCAACTGGTAAGCCTTTTCAGACTTACGACCAGCTTTGTCAACTGATTGCAAAGTGCCAGAAATCTTGACAGTTTTCTGAGCGATTTGAGTGCGGTTACCA